TTTTCTCTTTTTTTGTTTATCGTCCACTATCTCTCGGTTTGCGCACCTTAGTAGTAAACGTGCCACCTGTTGGTGACTTGCACTGCTGAGTCGTAACCCACCAGAAATCTGTTGACGCCAAGTTGTAGCATGTCATCATAGTTGCTGCCCATCGGACACGAAACTGGCAGAGCGCCAACCCCAGTCAGCCATTCATTGAAGTCTTGGCCTGGCTGGCGAGCGTGAGCCCCCAATAGCATGGCTGCGCACTCAAGATCGTGCTGCGACAGCACGGCGCGCAGATGACCCATCATTGGGTGCACTGAGCTGGCTACGCGCGCCTCGGGTCGCAGTTGAGCGTCCGTGACGGCGACGGGCTGACAGTGCACTGGCACCAACGCCCACTTGGTCGTTTTGGTTTCGAAACCGGTAATCAGCCCTTTGCGATAACTCGCGTTCCTGAAGCCGTCACGCACGCGTCGCAGCCCGTCCTCATCAGTCACACGCAGCGCGTCAGCGGCCACCGTTTTGATATACGCGTCGGTGGCAAATGACGGTGCTGACGGCGGGGTGGGTTCGCTTTGCACTTCAGTCGAAGCGCGCACCAAAGGTATGGCTCGAAAAGTCGGCACCACTGGTGACCCGTTCACGCTGGCGCTGTTGGCGCATATCATCCGAGCGTCTTGCTCGCGTATGTTGGCTTGCTTGGCCAAACTGACTGAACACAAGTCTGCAACGGCTCCAGCGTCCATGCACCGGTTGCTTATCGTCCAGCAGTAGCGCGAGAACACGGACAGAATGTCGCTCCCTGACAGCTTCAACTCATTCAGCCACGACCCGCTGACGAAAGTCGATATGGACCTGCACACGTAGCCGAACGAAGCCTGCGGTCCAATCGAGTGTCTGAGGAACTCCGAACACTCGCCCCACGACTGCTTGCCAGGGTTAAAGGTGCTCTTGCTCGCAAGGGCCTTGTCAATAACAGTTCTTGCGTCTGCGTCCGTCTCCACCCCGAGCGTGACGTCGTCACCAGCATGCAGACGGCCCGTCAAGAGGTGCACTGCGTCACCCAACGCCAAGTCGATATAGACGAAGTTGAGGATCGTGTTGATGAAAGTGGTCATGCGCCGGCCAGTCAACAGCCCGTATTTCACGCGCACTGTCTCGCCCATCCTGGCTAGCCACTGGTTGTTCTGTGCTGCAATGAACCACTCCCGTATATCAGTCGGCACGCCTAGAAAGTCACACAACGCTGCTGTCAGTTCAGTTTGCGAGCGCAGGCTGTGCTGTTGCTCGAATCTGGTGAAGTCGAGGTTCACGCGGCGCTTGCCGCGCATGGTCCGTACTCGTAATACTTCGTCTAGCTTGCTGCTCAATCCGGGCGACAACAGCACACTCTCGGACTCCCAATGGCGCTCCACCACTTTCATGAGATAATCTTCGTTCAAGTACGACGCTGTGTCACCGGCCTTCAATGGACGCTTGGCTGGGTTGTCGTCTTTCTGCGAAAACGAAGCGTAGATGCCTGGCACTGTCGTGAACAGAATATTGGCTTCCGTTGCTTCCAGGAAGGCCATTCTGTTGCGTTCGATGCCGTGCTGCACGTCTGGCAAGCCGCTGTTAGGCGGGGCGTGGTGCGCGCCGTTGACACAAAGAATGAGCCGGCGCGCCCAGTAGTCATCCTTCGTCGGGAAGAAAGTGTGATAGCGGTTGTTTGGTGCCGTGAAAGCGATCGCCGGCATGGACTTTCGGCACAGCGCGAACACCGCGTCGTACACCACGCCTGGAGCAAAGCGTACGTCGTCACCAGGAGGTGATGGTTCGTGTGACATGTCGGCGAATTCCTTATCAACGTCGAAAGGGATGGAGCCGCGCCCGTGTAGGCAGTTTATCTCGGCGAACAGAGCGAAGTCTTCGCTCAGGCATGGGCCGAGTTGCTTGACTAAGTTGGAAAAGCACTTGCTGGTTTCAACGTCGATGAACGTCTCCACCAGATCCAGCAACTGGACGTATATGCGTCGTCGCCAGAGGATGTGATGAAACATAGTGTAACACACCAGTTGGTCGGCCGTCAGGCCTATCAACCCCGGAGCTTGCGACATAATGTAAGCCGCGTAGTTGGGGTTGTGCTTCTTCAAAGAAGCTAGAACGTCGTCGAAGAACAAATTGCACTTCGTGACGCTCGCAGTCTTAGGCTTGCTCGGCCACCAGTTCGTCGATTTGAAGTTGGCACTGGAGATGTCGCTGCGCAGCACTTCAACTGTCTGCGCGTCCAACACGCACAGTGGCTGGTTTTGCGGCCAGCGCTTGAATTGATCGGAGTGCCATGACTCCGTTCTGTCGCTGCGTAACAAGTCTTGTACGAAGCCAGCGTTGTGGTATGACCACTTGGGGTCCGCGCGTTTAGCCACGCGGTGCTCAGCGGCACGCGTTTTCACGAACAACGCAAAGAACCGTTGCGCTAGTGATGTATCGACGGCGCACTGCCGTATTGGCACGCTCTTCAGCGCGCCGAGTAAACTAATAAACATGCTATCATTGTGTGTGTACTTATAGCTGGCAGATGGGAGCTGACTGCTCGTGATACGCTCGTACTCCATTATCGGTTGACGGAGCACGCTAGACACCAGCAGGCTCGAGCCGCGGCACGTCTCCTCTAAGGTGTTGACCGCGGCTTGGATCTCACGCGCGTGCATTACTTGCGGGCTGCGCCAACTACGTCCACTGTCGGAGCGTGTGGCAGAGCCAAGATTTTGACGCCCCATTCTCTGTTGACCAGGGCGGCGGTCAGTAGCGTTGATGAACGCGGGTTGTAGCCGAAGCGGGTTTCCCAGTCGCGGCGCCACTCCAGCACGCTACCGGGCATCGCGGCGGTCGGCACCGAGGCGTAGTATGCGATTGCCGCTTCACTGTTGGGCTCTGCGTGGATCACGACGCCGAGTTGCTTGTGTGAAGCATAGTCCACGTCGGATCCGTGGATTGTGCTTAGGAGGTTTGACGCGATCGACGTCGGCGCTGCTTTCAGGCTAGCAGCGGCCGTCTTGTATGCCGCGTCGTACGCTGGTGATTGCACCAGGGGCGCGATTGATGCGCGCACGGCGGCTTGCAAAGCGTGGATCGGCAGCCGCTTCACTGACGCGGGCACCACGCGCACCGTCGTGGCCGGAAGCGATTGAGCCAATGGCTCGATCACCGCCGCCGGTTCGAGCTCGCCGTGCCTCAAGACGCGTCCGCTGGCGGCCATCTGAGCCGCGATGTGCACTACGGCTCCGGTGAACCCCTCAAGCGTGGCGAGCTGACCTGAAGGTAGCTTGGTGGAAGCCGTTGAAGCTTCACGCTCAATGACAGCCCTGAGTCCGTGGAATGCAGCTTGCTCGCTGGCTGGCAACGCGCCGATGGCTTTGTCTACGCGCGCGCCTCCACGTTCGCGGACGATGAGCTCGACCACGCGACTGAGGTTGGTGCCTCGAGAGAGCTCGCGTGCGGGTTCGGAACCAGCCGCGGCCGAGACTTCAATGTTGCTGGCCATTTCGCGCTCGGACTCACGAGCTGCGTCTTGCGCCGCTAACTCCTCTTTGCCGTCGTCGGGCAGAGCTGCGCGAGCGGCGGGGGTTGGCGCTTCTGCCAGCTGCTTGAACGTGACTTTACGCGTCACGTTCTCTAAGTTGCCGACGTCGTTGGAGTCGAGCGGCGAACTGTCTTCCAGCGTCGCGCCCGCACCGCGCGACGTCTGTGCTTCAGTCGCCGGCGCGCCGTCTGGCTGAGCCGGGGTGACAGCGGATGGGACCGCGAACGGGCCGCCAGCCGGCGGAGTGGAGCCGACGGCAGCGGACGCGGGCGTGACAACGTTAGCGGCTGCGGCTGCGCCGGCCGCGGACGCTGAGGTGGCGGTGGGCGGCTTGATAGCCGACTTCTTCGGCACTGTCAGAGTGCGCGCGAAGTCGCGCAATCCAGCAGGGACTGTACGCAACGTCTGCGTCGCGTCAGATTGGGCACGCGCTGGAGGCGCACCTACGGTCGGAGACGGCTGTGCTTCGTCTTTCTCGTCGCCCTGTGGCGCCTCTGAGGCGCGTGTTCGAGCCATGACTTTCAAGCCTTGCATCAACCGCTGGCCGGATGTCAAACCCACGTCGAAGCGTGAATCATCGTTGGTTGGGGCCGCGGGGACGAGAGATGGGAGCGCGGTGGCCACGTGCGTCATGGCCTGCGCTAGGAAGGAAGCTCCGTCGGAGCTACGGTCGGCGTTAGCGACGCTGATCATCGTATCCAGGACCAACGACGCGTTTGAGCTGAGGGCGTCGAGTTCACGCCCGTATACGCGCGCGTCCCAGATGCGGGCGTGGCGTGCGTATCCAAAGCGGAGCATCAGCTTTGGTAAGTGGGCGTCGCTCTTGCTCGCGGCCACCTGTCTGTCACGCTCATTGACTGCCGCGTCGAAGTCCGCTCGTGTGACGAAGCAGAACCCGACGTCGTGGAGGGGGGTGCCGGCTTTGGCGTCCTCGAGCACAGCGCTATTGTCTAGGTAGCGCAGAGCGCTGTCGTTGAGCAGCGCGTAGTGTTTTGCGGCTTCGCAGCCGCGAACCAAGATCAGCAAGTCCCTAATTTGGTCTTGCAACCCCGATTCTTCATCGGCGCCTACGCGTCGAATTTCCGCCGCGATAGCAGCAGCGTTGGCAGCGTGCGCGTCCACTCTAAGTGTGAACTCAGCAGCTTGGTGCTGCGATTGTTTGCGAACGACGCGATAGAAATCACTAGCTACGGTGATTTGGGGACCGCGCGGTCCTTCGAATGTGGCACGCTGTCCTTGCAACCACATGTGGCGATCGCGCCGAGACTGACCAGGGCGAGCCGATTCACCCCGCTGTTTGCGCACGGGCGAGAATCGGTACACCGACACAGTCACGCTAGCGCCGTAGACCCAACTTGGCATGATCCCAGAAGGTTGGAACAATGACAAGAGCGGTTCGACGGTCCGCATCTCAGCGAAAGGCTCTAAAATGTCGAACGCAGGGGCCCAGGCAAATTCACCCAAAGTGTCACCTTCCCGCATGATCCGGCCATCACGGAGTGCCACCTCGCCAGCAGTGCGCACGTATCCGTCAGAATGGGCTCCGACGAACACCAGCCGCGCTAACCCGTCTTGGGGGTTGCCAGCCGGGCTGAGGTAGCGTAGCGGGTTGCGCAACCCCTGTTTGGCATGCAGGTCGGCCTGCACGCAGTGGACGTAGTCAGTGGCTTGTGCTGAGAGCGAGACGTCCGCTGTGAAAGTAGCGAACGCGGCCCTGTCTGCATGCACGACGTAATTGCCGATGTCGCTGTTGCCCAGTTCAAGGCAGTACGACGGCAGAACCGGTAGTGAGTGGTTGATGATGTTTGGCAGCGTCGTCGATAGGTGCCTGTCAGTCCACAGTGCGGTGGCGAACGCGTGTGCGTTCAAAGTCGACCGGAAGTAGTCAACTGGTTGGCCGGTGGCAAGGGACATGTACGCACAGACGTCCTCGCGGTATGAGTTGAAGACGCCGGCCGCGTCATCGTTGGTGGCTCCCGGTGGAAAGGCTGCCAAGTTGGGGGAAACGCGCGACTCATAAATGGCGCGCCCGACCATCGATTGCATCGTGATCGAAGCACCCACTATCTGCATCGGCGTAACGTTGACGTATCCAATAGTGTCGCGTCTATACGCTGACACTATGACGCCAGCATTACGCTGCATGCGAGTGTTCGCGAACATCTCCCGCCAGATGCCCCCTTCGTTTGTGTTGCCGTGCAGACGCACCATCTGTGCTACTCCAAAGATGAAGTCGCAGTCCCACTGGCTCGTGTTCGTGGGGCCACAAGCGGACACAGCGAGCACGTGGTACGCTTCCATGAAGCTAACCATCGTGATGGTCGTTGCTGGCAGGATGCCGCACATGTTGAATGTGACGGTGGTTGGGAGGCCACCGTTTGCTGTCATCACCGTGTCTGCGTTAAGAGCATGATAGATGATAGACAATGCCTCACCACTGTGGCGGGCTGTCAACTCGTGCGGCATCAGGCACGAGTGCGTGGGGAGAGGCGAGTCTCGGATGTCGACTGCGTCGACACCGGCGAGGCGGATGTTGGCTCCCCGGCCAATCATCGGGTAGAAGATGCCCTTCACGAACCAGTACGCCATTTGGTAGGCGGCGGCAGTGAAGTAGGAGAGGTTGGCGCCCATGATGTGGTTCATGTACGTCAACATCCCTGAGCGGTCAGGGTAGCTGCCAGTTTGCTGGAACGCAGCCAGCCGGATCGCCGGCGAGGTGTAAGGAGTGCCGCTACCCAGCATCACACTCAGAGAGAGCGTGTCGAGCACGGCCACCGCGACGTAATTCGTGCGGTTTTGCGTGAAGTGCTGCCCCTTACAAGCGCCTTCAGCGGTTTGGACAATGTCGTCCACCTCCTCACTACTGAAGAGGATTTTGGGGCTTTCGCCGGTCAAGTCCACATCATCAGCAGTCAAAGGGACATGCGCGAAGCAAGTGGAGAACGACGTCAGCAGTGACGTGTCATGAGGCAAAACGGCCAGGTCGTAACCGGCAGCGAGTTGCTGCCCGGTGACGACTGGGTTCACCGTCAATCCAGTGTGCAGAGGGCCGAGTTGCCCCCCATCATTCAAATTTCGTAACGGACGCGCCATGCTATCCGGAAGGGTACGAGACCCAATTTAGTTAGGGCTATGAGCGTGGCTTAAAGTATGGCGGGTGACCGCTTATCGCAGTTTTCTCACTGGTTGTAACCGGGGGGTAACCAATCCTCCGTCGCCAATGAGTTCGTCTGGGCGTTCACGTCAGCCATACAACCAAACACATCCGATCAGGCATGGTAGCCCTGCGTCGTCATGAAAGTTGTGATAAAAGTTGTC